AACCGCTTCGGCGGGGGAGGGCGCTGATGGGCCCAGGCGCGTGGCTGTTCGTCGCGGCGTGCGCCACGCTGTCGCTGCTGTGCGCGGCCGCGGTGCTTGCGCATTCGTACCACGACACGTTGCTGCAGCGGGTAGCGCTGGCCGGGCTGAGCATCGGCGCGCTTGCCATGGCCTGGCATGCCGCAGGCGGCACATGCGACATCAACGACGCGGACGTGTTGTTTGCCGGGAGTGCCGCGCTGTTTGCAATCGAGACGGCGCGCAAGCTGGCATGGCGTCGGCATCGCGGGAGGTGGTGGCATGACGGTCGATGAGCTGATCGCCTGCGGCGTTTCACCCACTGCGGCTCGCGCGTTTGCGCAGCCCATGACCGCGGCATGCGAGCGCTTTGGCATCTCGACGCCGCGCCGCAAGGCCGCATTCCTGGCCCAGGCCATGCACGAGTCGGCGAAGTTCTCGGTGCTCGAGGAGAACCTCCACTACTCGACGCCCGAGCGCGTCCGAGCGGTGTTCCCCTCGCGCGTGCTCTCGCTCGATGCGGCCCGGCCGCTGGTGCGCAACCCGCAGGCCCTGGCGAACCGGGTCTACAGCGATCGCCTGGGCAACGGCGGCGAGGCCAGCGGCGACGGCTGGCGCTATCGGGGGCGAGGAATCTTCCAGCTTACCGGGCGCGCCAACTACGCTGCCGCAGAGCAGGCGCTCGACAGCCCCTACATCGCGCAGCCGGAGCTGGTTGCGCAGCCGCTGCACGCGGCGCTTACGGCTGGCTGGTTCTGGGACCGGGGCCGGCTGAACGCTCCGGCCGAAGATGGCGACATCGACGCCATCACCCGAGCGATCAACGGTCGCGCCATGCTGGGGCGGCGCGAGCGCGCAGAGCTCTACCTGGCCGCGCTCGATGTTCTGGCCTAGCCCCTTGCCGCTTCGACTGGCGGTGCTTGGCGCTGCCCTGCTGGCCGTGCTGCTTGCAGCCTGGGCGGTGCTGCATCAGATCAACCGCATGCGCGACGAGGCCGATCAGGCCGGCTACGCGCGCGCGCAGGGCGAGTACCAGGCCGCAGCCCTGCAGGCCGCCGAACAAGCCCGCCAGGTCGAGCGCGAGGCTGCCGCGCGCGTTGCGCGACTCGAAAGGGATGCCCATGAACGTCAGATGGCCCATGACCGCGCTGCTGCTGGCGCTCGCGATGAGCTTGACCGGCTGCGCGTCGCCCTCGACGCCATGCCCGACGGCCACGGTGGTGCAGCCGCCGCAGGCGCCGCCGCCGCCGGCCAGCAGCATGGTCCGTCCGCCGCCGCCGGCGTGGCTGCCCAGTGCGCAGGAAGACTTCTCGAAGTGGCGCGAGCGGCTGACGCCGTGACCGGCCAGCTGCTCACGCTGCAGGAGTGGGCGCGCAGCGTGCCCTGCGTGGCAAGCATGGCAGATTGACCGTAACGCGCCTGCGCACCAGGAGGACTAACCCATGCCCAAGAACAGCCGCCCGTACACCACGTCGATCAAGGAAAACGAGCGCTGGCGCGCTGAAAGCGACCTCTCGACCCTGATCGAGGCCCAGAAGATCAAAGGCGATGCCAAGCGTTTTTCCATGGCGCAGGCCCTGGCCAAGGAAAAGATGATGGCCGTCGCCAAGGTCGCGTCGGACGACGCCGACTGATCCCTTCAACCCCTGCTTGAGGAACCGCGCATGAGTGCGAACACGATCCCCGCCGACGCTCTGGCCATGCTCACCGACGAAGAGCGTGAAGCCATCGAGTCATCCGACCTCACGCCCGACGAAATCGCGGCGATGCAGGCCATCGCCAATGGAGACGAGGCGCCGACCGCAGCCGCGTCGGGCGATGATGACGACGACGATGATGACGACGAGGACGGCAACGACGACGACAGCAAGGTTGTGGCTGCGGCGACGCCTGCGCCACAGCGCGAGTCAGCCGATGCCGCGCCAGCGCCCGCGGCCAGCGTGCCCCAGCGCTACGAGGCCAAGCTGCCCGAGGACTACGAGACCCGCGTGGCCGAGCTGACCGGGCGCGAAACCGAACTGAAGCGCGCGTTTCGGTCGGGCGAGATCGAGTTCGACGACTTCGAGGCCAAGCGAGACGAGCTGCTGCGCGAGCGCGAAGCGCTGACGATCGCGCGCACCAAGGCCGAGATCAGCCAGGAAATGTCGGCGCAGACCGCCGAGCAGCAGTGGGCCAGCACCGTCAATGCGTTCCTCGATCGCGCCGCCAAGCTGTCGCCCGAGGAAGGTGGCATCGACTACCGCCGGGACGCCGAAAAGGCCGCCGACCTCGACACCTTCGTCAAGACGCTGGCCGGCCGGCAGGAAAATGCCGACAAGCCGATGGAGTGGTTCCTCGCGGAAGCGCACCGGCGCGTCATGGCATTGCACCAGGCGGCTCCCGCGCCGGCTGCGGCGCCGGCGCCCGCGCAAACGCCCGCTCGGCAGCCATCCAGGAAACCCGACCTCTCGAGCGTGCCGGCAACGCTGGCGCAAGTGCCGGGTGGCGAGGGACCGGGCGATGTGGCCGGCGAGTTTGCTGACGTCCTGTCGCTCGATGGCGAGGAATACGAGCAGGCGATTGCCCGCATGACCCCTGCGCAGCGTGACCGGTTCCTGCGCGCGGCCTGACGCACGATGCCAAGTCTCATCATCGACGTGCGGCCTGGCGAGCGGCTGACGTTTGCCGATGGCGACGCCGAACTGGCCGCGGTGGAACTGGTCCACAAGAGCGGCCAGCTGGTGAGGCTGCGCGTCGATGCGCCGCGCGCGGTGCGCATCGAAAAGCGCGAGCGCGACGCCGATGACGTGCCAAGGATGGCAATGTCCGTGATATCCCGCTGACGCGGGATCCCAATCGACGAGCGCAGGACGTGCTCTTTCGGGCGATCAGCCCAAAGGAGAGTCCGTGGCTCGCACGATCGTAGGCGTCAACGACGCCAAGGCAGTCAAGAAGTGGAGTGGGCTGCTCGCCTACGACACCTCGCAGAAGTCGTACTTCAACCAGCGCTTTATGGCGCGCGGCGCCGAGGCCGAGGTGCCCATCCAGATCCTCACCGACCTGGAATCGGACGCCGGCGAGCAGATCAGCTACGACCTGCTGGCCGAGCTGAAGATGGCCCCCGTCGAGGGCGAGGACATCCTCGAGGGCAAGGAAGAGGCGCAGAAGTTCTACACCGACCAGATCTACATCGATCAGGCGCGGTGTGGCGTCAACACCGGCGGGCGCATGACCCGCAAGCGCACGCTCCACAACCTGCGCGAGAAGGCCAAGCGCCAGCAGTCGAGCTGGTGGGCGCGCCTGATGGACGAGCTCCTGTTCATCTACCTGTCGGGTGCGCGAGGCGTCAACCCGAACTTCCTGCTGCCCACGGGCTACACGGGACGGGCCAACAACGGCCTGGTGACGCCGGACGCCAACCACACGTTGTACGGCAACAACGCAACGGCCTTCAACAACATCGACACGGACGACAAGTTCGATCTGCGTCTGGTCGACCGCGCCAAGACTCGAGCGGACAGCCAGGGCGGTGGCGCCACCAACATCCCGGTGCTGCAGCCGTGCAAGATCGACGGCAACGAGACCTTCGTGCTCGTGATGCACACCTTCCAGGAGGATGACCTTCGGGCCAATACCTCCACCGGCCAGTGGCTCGACATCCAGAAAGCGGCAGCCGCGGCCGAGGGCCGCAACAACCCGCTCTTCAAGGGTTCGCTGGGCATGTACCGGGGCGTGATCCTGCACTCGCACCGCAACGTGATCCGGTTCGCCAACGCTGGCGCTGGCAGCAACGTGGAGGCCGCGCGAGCGCTGTTCATGGGCTCGCAGGCTGCCGTGGTCGCCTTCGGCTCGCCGGGCACCAACATGCGCTTCGACTGGCACGAGGAAACCCGCGACAACGGTGACAAGGTGGTCATCACGACCAGCTCGATCTTCGGGATCAAGAAGGTCACCTTCACGCATGACGGCACCGGCGCGCAGGACTTCGGGGTGTTCAGCCTCGACACCGCCGCGGCCAACCGCTGAGGAGAACGAGATGCCTTTCACCAACAGCAACGACTACCTGACCGGCCGAAAGCCTGCCGTTTTCCCGGCCGGTTCCGAGGTGGTCGCCGTCCGGTACCCGGTCGCGCTCGTGGCGGCCGACCTGGACGCCAACGACTGCGGCGCCGTGGCGATCCTGCCGGCGGGCTGCGTGCCGGTTGGCCTGGTCTACGACAGCGACGACCTCGACACCAACGCCAGCCCGACCATTGCGGCCAGCGTCGGCCCGATCAACGCCGGCGAGACCGACCTGTCGTCGACCTGGGCCAGCGGTATCACGGCCAGCCAGGGCGGCACCGCGGTCAACGTGGATCTGTCGACTGCGGCCATGCGGCTTTCGCCCCCGGCCGCCGACGTGAAGATCGGCATCAAGTTCACCGCGGCCGCCGCCACCAAGGCGGCAGGCGAGGTGGGCCTGACGTTGCTCTATCGCGCGGCCTGACAAGCCGTTTCGTCTTCCTGTGGCGGTGGCGGCTGATGCCGCATTGGAGGGGGAGGGCGACTTCCCCCTCGTTTTTTCGGAGCGCGCATGATCCTGCACACCTTGATTCCGCCTCGACGTGACGGGCGAGTTGTCGTGCGCGGCGGCGCGGCGACCTATGTGTTCGTCGCCGACAGCGACGGCGACCTGGCCTGCGATGTGTCAGACGAGACGGACGTTGCCGAGCTGCTCGCGACGGGCCGGTTCTACCCTGCCAACGCAGCCGATTTCCCGGCCGCTGTGGCGCTGACCGACGGCGCAAACGAGGACGCCGGCCAAGCGTCTGGCAACGAGCAGCCGGTCGAGGCCAACACGGCGCCGCGCCCCCGCAAGACGCGCAAGGCCGCAGGCGGCTAAGCGAGCATCGACGTGGCCGCGCTAAGCACGCTCTACCCGGACATCCTGCCCTATGTGCCGGGGTGCCCGGATCCGATGCTGGACCAAGAAATCCGGCAGGCCGCGCGCATGTTCTTTGCCCGCACCAAGGCGTGGGTTCAGTGGCTCGAGGAGGTCTTCGTCAGCGGCGCGCTGCGCGAGTACGACCTCGACCTACCGACCCAGACCGAGATTGTTCGCGTCCAGCGCGCAACCGTCGATGGCCGGCCCGTCGAGGTAGTCGGCTGGAACAGCCTGCCTTCCGACCTGGCGCTGCATGCCACCGGCGGCTCGCCGCAGCTTGTTTCAAGCGCCGACCGCATGACGGTGACCATTGGCAGCCCCGGGGCAGCCGGGTCCAAGCTGCAGGTTCAGGTGGCGCTGATGCCGTCGCAGTCTGCCGCCTCGATCCCGGACACCGTGCTGCTGCTGCATCGCGATGCCATTGCCGAGGGCGCCAAGTATCGCCTCATGCGCGTACCGGGCCCGCTGAGCAAACCCCAAGAGGCTGAACAGGCCCGCGTGCTCTTTGAGCGCGCCATTGCCGCCGCGTCCGTCGATGCGTGGCGAGGCCACACCAACGCTACGCCCCGATCGTCCGTGAAATGGTGCTGAACACCGGAGCCACTCATGCCCATAGCCGCACAGTCTGTCATCCGCCGCTGCGTCGAGACGCTGCAAGACACTACCTCGGTCCGCTGGCCGGTCGCCGAGCTGGTGCGCTACCTCAATGACGGCCAGCGCGAGATCATCGTCCATCGCCCCGATGCGATGGTCACCAACGCAAGCCGCGCGCTGTCTTCGGGCACGAGACAGTCGCTGCCTGCTGGCGGCACCAAGCTGATCGACGTCGTTCGCAACACCTCCGGCAACCGGCGCGCGATTCGCCTGGTGTCGCGCGAGATTCTGGATGCGCAGTCGCCCGGCTGGCACAACCTGGCTGGCGTCACCGAGATCGTGCACTTCATGTTCGATCCGCGCGACCCGACGACCTTCTATGTGTACCCGCCGGCCGCTGCCTCCGGGGCGTCGGTCGAGATCGTGTACTCGGCGCTGCCGAGCGACGTGACCGAACCCGGCGCCGGCACCGATTACACGTCGGTCACCGGCAACATCAGCGTGCCCGACATCTACGGCAACGCGCTGCAGGACTACATCCTGTACCGCTCGTACATGAAGGACTCGGACTACGCGGGCAACGGCGGCCGGGCCACCGCCCACTACAACGCATTCGCCAACGCGCTGGGCATCGAGATCAAGGCCACCGTCGCGGTCGCGCCGACCTCCCCGGGCAACCCCAACCAGCCCGCCGCGGCCGCAGCCGTGAGCGGTTCGGCGCCTCGTTGAGCCGGCTGTCATGGCCGAGCGCATCAAGCTGGTCCAGGGCGACAACCTGCCCTGGATCACGCTCACCTTGACGGACGCGGTGACCGGCGGTCCGGTGGATCTGTCCGACTCCACCACGGTGGTCAGGGTCTACTTTCGCGCGGCGGGCAGCTCCACGGTTCTGTCTACGCTGACCTGCGACAAGGTGTCCGGCGGCTCGACCGGGCGGGTCCGATTCAACTTCCCGAACAACACGCTGGATGTTGCGCCAGGCCCCTACGAGGGCGAAGTCGAGATCGACTACGACGGCGAGCAGCAGACCATCTACGAGGTCCTCAAGTTCAACGTGCGCGCACAGTTCGCGTAAGGAGCAACCATGTCTGCCATGACCGACTATCTCGAAGGCGAGATCATCAAGCACATCTTCCGCACGGGGTCTTTCACCAAGCCCTCCGTGCTGGCCGTCGGCCTGTTCACCGCGGCCCCCTCCGACGCCGGCGGTGGCACCGAGGTGACCGGCGGCTCGTATGCGCGCGCGACACTCAACCCGCTCGACGCGAACTGGGCTGCGCCGTCCTCCGGCAACGGCGTGACGAGCAACTCGAGCACGATCACCTTCGCGACGCCGTCGGCCAACTGGGGCAGCGTCACGCACTTTGCGGTGTTCGATGCAGCCTCGGCGGGCAACATGCTCTTCTGGGGTTCGCTGACCGTGTCGAAGACGATCAACTCGGGCGACACCGTCACCTTCCCGGCTGGATCGCTGACCTTCACGTTCGCGTAACCGCGTCATGGCGCTCAACAGGGGGGCGCTCAATGCCGTAGCCCTGAACGGATCGGTCCAGGTCACCCTGGCCGCATCCGCTTCGGCGGCTGCGTCTGCTTCGGCGAGTCTCACGCGCGGAGTCACGCTCGCCGGCGCGATCACTGGTTCTGCGACGGTCACGTCCGCGGCCAGCGTATTGAAGCCTCTCGCCGCCTCCCTGAGCGCCACCGGGGCCGCATCTGCGGCTCTCAGCCTTGCCAAGCCCCTTGCCGGTAGCGCGACGGGCGCCACCAGCACGTCGGCCGCCCTCGGCGTCAGCAAGGGCCTCCAGGCCTCGGCAAGCGCGTCTGCGGTCACATCTGCGGCTCTGAGTCGCACCGCCGCGATGGCGGCGAGCGCAGCGGCCTCCCTGGTCGCTACTGCCAGCCTCACCCGCACCGCCAACCTCGCGGCGGCTGCTTCCTGCTCCAGTGTCGCATCTGCCTCCCTTGCGAAGGGCGCGCCGCTTGCCGGCACGGCAACGGCATCGGCTGCTGCTGCCGCCACCTTGGGCGTTGCCAAGCGGCTCGCCGGCGCAGTCAGCGTGTCCGCGCAGGCAGATGGCGCTCTCGGCCGAGAAGCCCGACTGGCGGCAAGCGTTGCCGGTTCGTTGGTGGCAGCAGACGCTGGTCTGTCTCTGTCCAAGCCGCTTGCCGGTGCTGCCGAGACCTCGGCCAGTGCCGACGCTTTGCCCTCGCTCGACAAGCCGCTGGATGCCGCGGTCGTTGCCTCGGGAGACGCTTCTGCAAACCTCGGCCTGGAGACGACGCTCGCTGGCTCGGTTGAGGTTGCGTCTTCTGCCCAGGCGACTCCGCTGGTGGTCAGCGGCCTGGCCGGCGTTGTTTCGATTCAGTCCACGTCGACAGCTGATCTGTTGCTCGACAAGCCGCTGGCCGGCGACCTGGTTGGATCGTCGACCGAGTCGGCTGCTGCCGTGGTCGACAGGCTGCTGGCCGGCGATGCGACCGCGTCGGTGGAGGCGTCGGCCGGTCTCGATGTCGAGGTGCTTCTGTCGGCCAGCATGGCCGTCGGGTGCCAGGCGTCCGCGGCGCTGCTGCGGGTCGCAGCCATGTCGGCTGCCGTTTCGGGGTCGGTGTCGGTCGCCGGCTCGATGCAGGCCAGCAAGCCGCTGAGCGGATCGGCATCGATCATCGCGATCACCGCGGCAACGGCGTCCAAGTCGGCGCCGCTGGCCGCTGGTGTCGTCACGGCCTCGAACACGTCGGCGCAGATCCTGAAGCTGGTGCCGCTTGCCGGCTCGAGAGCTGCGTCTGCTCAGGCTGCTGCCGCGCTCGATGTACAGCGGTCGCTGTCCGCCGATGTCGTCGCCCTTGCGCTGGCCTCTGGGTCGATGAGCAAGACCGCTCCCCTGGCAGGCGCGGCGACGGCGACGGTGATCTCGACGGCAAGGCTGCGCTCCGACGTGACCATCAACCCGCTCCTGATGTCGGTCGAGGTTGGCGGGCCCTTGATGACCGCTGACGCGCCGATGGTGTCTGTCGTGGCCGAGATCGGCTTTGTCGAAATGAAGAGGGCAGCGTAATGGCGGTCTTGTACACCAACAACGCGAGCACCGCGCTCGCCGCTGGGATCAACAACTCGGTCACCAGTCTGTCGGTGTCCTCGGGCACCGGGGCCCTGTTCCCCAATCCCAGCAACCCGGACATCTTCTACGCCACGCTCACGGACTCCTCCGGCAACGTCGAGATCGTCCGCGTCACGGCGCGATCCACCGACACGTTCACGGTCGTTCGCGGCCAGGACGGCACGTCTGCGCGCTCCTGGTCGGCCGGAGCCCTGGTGGAGCTGCGCGTCACCAAGGCGATGCTCGATGACATCAAGACCGACGTGCAGGCGGCGCTACGGGCGGCCGCCAACACCTTCACAAACAACCAGACAGTCAGCGTCAACAACGCGACCTCCGCGCTCACATTGACCCAGGCGGGCTCTGGCCCGGCCGCGACTCTGTCTGGTCGCCTGGTGATGTCCTCGGGTTCCATGCTCGAGGCCCGCGTGGCGATGGGCGCGAGCGACATCGACCTGCGCGCCGGCAACTACTTCACCCGCACCATCAGCGGCGCGACGACCCTCACGGTCTCCAACGTGCCGGCTGCGGGCACCGCCGCGAGCTTCATCCTCGACCTCACCAACGGCGGCTCGGCCACGATCACATGGTGGTCTGGTGTGAAGTGGGCCGGCGGCACCGCGCCGACGCTGACCAGCTCGGGCCGTGATGTGCTGGGCTTCTTCACCCACGACGCTGGGACAACGTGGACCGGGCTGCTGCTGGGCAAGGACGTCAAGTGAGCGTTAAGAACATCGTGATGGCCGCCGCCGGGGCGGCTACGGGGAAGACCTACATCGAGGACGTCTTCTCGACCTATATCTACGACGGCAACAACAGCACACAAACGGTCAACAATGGGATTGACCTCGCCGGCAAGGGCGGAATGGTGTGGCTAAAGGGCAGAAACGGAACCAACTCCAGTTATTATAACCACGCAATAACCGACACTACGATGTCGAAGATCGGCAATGTATCTCATCAATATCTTCTGCCTAATTCGACTAATGGAATTACTAGCTATTGGGGCGATCTTAAAAATTTCAATTCTAATGGGTTTACGATTGGATGGGATGGTTCGAACTCAAATACCACTTCTCAATATAACCCTGGGGGTGGCGGTTATGTATCTTGGACTTTCCGCAAAGCCCCGAAGTTCTTTGATGTGGTGAGGTATACGGGGAATGGGTCTTCCAACCGAGCCATTGCGCACAGCTTAGGTTGCCAGCCCGGTATGGTTGTTGTCAAAAATCTGAGCGCCTCGTCGCATTGGCAAGTCAGGCATTACGGGACCGAAACCGGTAGTTACCTCCCGACTGGGTACTGGAGCTCCAGATTTAATCAAACGCTTGCATTTTCTAATACAGGTCTTGTTCGCACCTC